CAGCCAAATCGTCGTTCGGGAACCGCTGGTAAATCGCCTTCAACTCCTCGACCACGTTGTCGCCAGCGGGTTGCATCATCGGGATGCCTGCGGCAGCGGGACCGCCACCAGGACCGAACGGTGCGCCCTCGGTAATAGGTTCCATCGGACGAGCAGTAGGCGCGGTAAGCGAACCTGGTGCCGCTGGAACAGCGCGGCGGGCGGCCTGTTGTGCACGCTGCTCTGCTGGCGCCCGACCAGTCGGCACCGCCTGAACGCGACGCTCCTGCGCAGCACCCTCACCGTACGTCTGACCTTTGAACTGTGGCTGAACCATTTATCCCCCGAGTTGTGCGAGAAGTTCTTCGAGCGACGGCTCACCCACAGGACCAGCAGCAGGCGCCTCGGCACCCATACCTGGCATCGCCAACCCTGGCATCGTCTCGGGTGAACCCTGCGGCATGGCTTCGGCTTGACGTTGACGTGCACGCTCATCGGTTTTGGCGACCGCTTCGAATAGTGGGACGTCTTGTTCGACGACGAGACGGGTGAGGTACGCCAAATCCTCGGGCTGGTACGGGCCTTGCGGGTTCGCAGCCTGCTGCTGAATCGACGCCAACAGCGCATCCTCAACGCCTTCGGCGATGATGCGGTCGTGTTCGAAGTCGGGGTCGGAAATCAGCGGGTCTGCTTCGCGAGCCGATTCTTTCGACATCAAACCGACACCGAGACGCTGACCTAATCCGATGATGAGGTTGTTGACGTCGGTGCCAGCAGCCGAATACGAAACGAAGTGGTAGTCCGTCTGCCACACCTTGTTCGGCGTGTACGTCTCCTGCCCTTGTGTCATACGACCAGACATGAAGAACGTTTTGGGCTGCCCACCCCAATAGGCTTTCTCTAATGCGATTGCGATTTTATCCTCGTGGAGTATCGAGTTGGCAAAGATTTCTTGTGCTTCTTGTACACGGTAATCCACCGTCGCTGAAAGCACGGCCTCGCCGCGTCTACCAGTTCGGATGTTGGTTGCGGACTCGCCGCCGAACTCTGCGGGTATCGCGCCTTCAAGACGCTCTTGGCGTTCCAGACGGTCGAGGGCTGTGTCGGTTTTGTAACCAGGATTTAGTTGCAACTGCTGGATGTCGCCACCTTTGACGACACCGAGGATGCCTGACTTGCCGTCAGCAAGTTGCAGGATTTCTGGGTTTTCGCCAGGGCGGGCAACCAAGTATTCTTCGGGGAAGATGCCGCGCTCAATCGCAATCTCCGTCAACGCCTGCAAACGTGCACGCGTGTAATACATCCCCAACACGCCATCAAACTGACCACGCGGCTTATCGAGGGTGATTCGCTGCGGGACGACAGCGAGCGGCATACCAGTACGGTTCGGGATTGCCTCCAAAAGGATTGCCTGCAAACCCGCACGCTCAGACTGCGACAACTCAGGATTATCCTCAGCACCCAACACGATGAGTTGCATCGAATCATCACACACATACTCCAGCAGCGTGTAACGCGAATCTGAGTCGACGCGACCGAAACGCAACTGACCCGACACCAACTCCCCATAGTTCTTCAACAACCATGACGCGGTGACACGCGAAGTGAAGATGCAGTTCTCTGGAACCACATCGTCGTCATCCATCGGCGCGGCGAACGTGTCCAACGGGTTACGCACCTGCCACTTCGGGGTCAACGTCGAGAAATCAGGCTTCAAGAAAACTGGCGAAGACGAATACGCGAGCAGGTGTCGTGCGCGGCGACGCAACTTCATCTGCATACGGTTCTCATCCCAGAAACCGAGCATCGCCTTCTTACGCATACGCGCCAACTTCTTCGAGTTCTCCGAACCCTCCTTCACAGGCGGGAAATACGGATTCGGCATCGTGGATGAGACGCGCATCGACATCTGTTCAAGCCCTTGTACGAGCAGGTTTGCTACGTTGGTTTTGGCGTTGCGGTCCAACTCATTGAGTGGAACAACGACGTCGCCGTTGGCAAGGTCGCGGACACGGCGCATCTGCTCATGAACAGGTCCAGCAGCGAGTCGGCGCTGGTGGTACAGTTCAACGATTTCGTCTAGTGAGCGCACAGTCTCCAATACGATAGCAAATCAAATCCAGGAAGGGCGCCACAGGCGAGGCGGAACCTTCAACGGCCCCAACTCAGGCAGATGCAACATGGCAAACCAGCACGACATCACGAGGTCAGTCCCGTTCTTCTTGTTCGGCGTCCACGACGACAACTCCTCGACGAACGCCAACGTCTTCCAGTTTTCCCGCATCGTCGGCAGGCGAACCTGACCCGTCCTAAACAAGTTCGGCAGCAACGCCTCCACACCCAGGTTTTCGTCTAGTTTGTTCCTGGAGGTTGTATGAGGGATGACGTTGACCCCGTGAAGGGCTTGCCACTTGCGAACGAAATCGTGGGCGAGGAGGAACCGTTGGGCGGCGTTGACCTCAACAATCCAATGGGAGATGGGGTAGCCCATCTCGAACGACCTGTTCTGCCAAATCTCCATTATGCCGCCGTACTCGCGGCTCGACGTATCGAAACCAAGTAGTTCCTCCGCCGTTAGTTTCACCCGCTCACAGTCAATCAAATAGCGCAGGTTTGTTTTGGGTTGGTAGAGCCACCATTGGATAGCCCAAAAGTTCGTCGGCGAAGGGTCCACTGAAGCAATCGAAATAATCGGCGGCTCCAGATTCGACGGAATGTACCCAGGCCTACGGTCATTGTCGATACACCCTGGATACAACACGCCATCGTTGCCCATGCCGCCCGTTGCCCAGACGCGTTCAATCAAATAGTTGCCTTGCGCCATGTCCTCCTGCTGATAGATGACCTGGAACTTCGCAGGCGTCGAGTGCTTCAGGTATGAGAGGTCTTTCCACGACAACCTGTACGGGTCCAACAGCGGTCCGTTGGGCCAGGGTGGTGCAGTAGTTTTCTTCGATTCGCGCCCCGTGTCCAGTTCCTCGTAGTAAGCCTTGTAAATGAAATGCGTGTACTTGGATTTTTTCTCTGGTTCTTGGACGTTGGAAACGTCGGTGACGTCGGACCCGTCGTACGCGTCAGGGTCTTCCTCGTAAGTCACTTTGGCGAGACAATGGGCGTAGAGGTCACCTGGTCCCAAACGCTGACCGATAACAGCCAACAAGCCGCCTGGGTCGACGCGTGCCTCAGCGACGGTATCCCACCGTTCCAAAAGTTTGTCTCTGGCGACGGACTCTTTTGCGTTCTCTGGGGTTGCCACGTCATCGAACAAACAGAGGTCGGCACGATGACCGATGAACTCTGAGTCAATACCGTACGAAGAAACGGTCGGTTCTTTGTTGTCGAGACCTGAGAGGTCTTCTTGTTCGACGATGAACTCCTCAGCACGCCACAACGCGCCACTCGATGACGGTTTGAACCGCCCATAGTCAATAGACAGACAGCCCTCGGCGTTGATAGCCAACCCTTTCTCCACCAAAATCGGGTCAGGATGCAAAGGAAACGGGCGTTCCAACGTCTCACGGATACGACGGCTGTACATCTTCGCCAAGGTTTGTGTCGCTGAACCGATTAGCACACGAATCTTGCGGTTACGCACAATCATCCAACACGCAAAATCGTGAAACAACGTCGACTTACCAGCACCAGGCGGACAGTTGATGAGAATGAACTCCTTCTCAGGAGATTCCAGCATCTTCACAATCTTGTACGCAGCATCCACCTGCCACGGGCTAGGTACTCGGCCTAAGTATCGGCGTCTGAAGTAGTCGAAATCATCCCAACCCCTCTGCGCCTCAGGGCTCAACCGCTCGTAGGGGATGACGGGCGGCAAATCGGCGACATCCATCGCCGCCTTCCACTGCTCCGCCTGCACACCACCCTGCTTCTTACGCACCTGACCGACCTCAACCTCAGCCAACTGAATCTCCGCAGCCGCTTTCCGCTTCTTCGCCTCCCACTTCGACGCCGTATTGACGTGCACCCCAGCAATCTTCGATGCGTCCTGAATCGACATCCCAGCAGCACGCGACTGCCAGTAGCGTGCGACATCCTGCGGCGGTATCTGCCGCCTCCCCGACCTACCTGCTGGCATTACTTCTTCTTAGGAACTTTTACGCCAGCACGCTTCAACTTTTTTGCAACTTCAGAAAAAACCTGCTCAGGCGATTTATCAGCCAACTTTATTTCCGAAACAACTTTCGCTCGGGAAGAAGATGAGGTCGCCAAAATGCCACGATTCAAAGAATCCTGAGACAAATCAGTAGCCCTCTTCGGCGTCCGCACAACATAAACAGACCCCTGACCAGAAGGAGTTTGCGGTTTGAGCCAACCCATTTCACCAGTCGCATACTTCCTAGACAACTCAATGCTGTCCGCTAAATCCGTGTTCGATTTTCCGACATTTGCAAGATTCTGATTCCTCACGGGAGACTGGTCAGTGCGAAAAACGTACACTTTGGCACCTTCCCCTTTTTTGGGTCCCCTGATTGGTGTTCTTGGTTCAATGTTTTTTAGGCCACCCACGGGAGAACCGTGCAAACCAACAACCTCACCCCGCAACCTATTTATCCCGCGGGCCGCAGCACCAGACTTCACCGCCGCAACACCAGCACCAATAGCACCAGCAGCACCAACCCCAGCCGCATACGCACCCAACCCCAACTCCGCACGAACCTGCTCCATCTGCCCACCACCAGCATCAGCCTTCGCCTCAGTATCCGACGCATTAGACCGAGGCATCCTTGATTGCACCGTCCCACGATTACCGCCAAGCCACGCCCCCACATCCTTACGCTGCGTACGCTTCGCCATCAGTGCAAACAAACATAGCATGTTGCGTCAACGCACACCTTTCTGCTACCATCCAAGGCAACACCAAAAGAATACGGACCCTAAACGGTTACATTCCTCCCAACCACAATCATCGGTTGGGGCAGCATGGTTAGACCGCACGGACACATGGCCTGAAAAGGGGACCGATGGTGGTCGCCTTCTTTCGGTATAAAGAACAGACGGGTTCAGGCGTAAAACAGAACTTGGGGGGGCTTATAAACCTGTAGCCCGTCGCCTCTAGCCGCCAACCACCAGAAGAGGGAGTGCTTACGCACAACCACCAACCTCCGACCCTCTGAGCCTCGATGCTCTAGAAGCAAACACCCGAAACCTGCACAACCACACAAACCCTACCCCCCCCTCCCTGCCTCCCTGGGTCACAAACCTGCCACCAACAAAAATGACCACACAGACCGACGCTTATACATACACATAGAGGGGGGTGGCTCGGCAGACCCCCCGTGACCCGTCGCCCCGTCGTGCGAACACACGTTCGCCCCACCAAACACACGTTCGCCTGCTCACTCTCCGCAGTCAACCCACCACAACCCCCCACCCCCACCAAGTTACCCGTCAGTAAGTTACCCGTCGGTAACTTCCGAGGAAGTCCGCCTACTGTTAGGTGAGCCTTACAAGTTGTTAGGTGACCCTTACGGGTTGTTAGGGTTGCCTTACAGGTTTGGGGGTTTGTTGCGGTTGTGTTACAGTTCGCTATTGTGACGAAAGTCACAGTGGAAAAAGTTGACAAGTGGCGACGGGTTCGCTATGGTGTACTCATCGGGGGAAAGCCCCCCGATACCTAGAGAAAGGGTACACAAGTGAACAAGCAACAGACACTCGCAAGGGTGACCAAGACGGGAACCGCCTTCGATGGCGCGACCGTTGAGGTCATCGGGGCGAGCGAGACGGAAGGACACCTTAGCGTGTCTCTCATCGGCTACGACACCGTGCTATCGGTGGCGGAAACGAACCTAGAGCGTATCTAGGTAGCCCGAAACGCCGTGAGGCGTCTGGCGGTTTCTCCGCCACTGATGAGGGCAGAACCCTGAGAGAAAGGTAAGACATGATTACGAGAAAGGACTACCAAGCCATAGCGAAACTACTCGCGGTAGTAGGCGCGGAATCCCAAGAACACCGAACAGCGACCGACCAAGTAGCCGAGAAACTCGCGGACTACTTCGCGGTCACTAATCCGAGGTTCGACCGAGAGCGTTTTACTTCGGCTTACCGAGTCGGGTGGGCTATCCTTCGGGCAGTGAAGCGCGTAGAGGAGTCGCGCCCCGTCACCGTCTGAGGCAATACGACCCTAGCCAAGTTTAGACTTGACTCGCCCGCGATAGGCGACTAGGGTACAAGGTAGAGCGTGCTCGTGGTGAGTACGCTACCGAATACGAGAAAGGCAAAACAGAATGACCAGAAAACAGGCGTTCGATTCCGCAATGCGTGAACTACGCAAGAACGGAATCACCGCGAAACGAAATGTTCAGGGCTGTTGTCGTTCGTGCGTAGCGTACGACCTGCCCCACGATAAGCCACTCGTCTGGCACTACGGCGGACAGGGAAACGCGTTCACTTGGCGGAACGATAAGCCCGTCTACACCTACACGCCCACCTACCAAGACGAAGAACCGATAGCGTCTATCTTCCTGAATCATTCGGGGCTAGTCGCCGATTCTGGCGAGCGCACCGAGGCGGGGCGGGTTGTGGTGGAAACATTCCTACGGCACGGGTTCGGGGTCGTCTGGAACGGCACCGAATCCAAGTGTGTAGAGGTGGTGTTCTAGCAAGGTTGCGACCCTAGACAGGTAATGCTTGCGTGAGGCTCACGACCTCGCTAGGGTACAAGGTAACACTAAGCGTGGTGCTTGGTGACCGAATAACAACAGAGAAAGGCAACACAAGTGAAAACGGATTATTGGTACACAAGTATTAACGAGATACGGTACGAGGCGAAGCGAGCAGGCTCGCATTTCTTCGATGCCGACACGATGCGATTCTTCGGCAGTCGGGTTCTACCGACTGTCTACGGGGGTCGCTACTTCATTACGAGCGAGCAAGACCACTACGGCAACGGGGCGAAGGCGTACACGATTCGCATAGCCCTAGCAGGTGGAAACATAGACACGGTGGGCGACTTCCAAGCGTACGCGACGAGGGCGCAAGCGGTGTCAGCGGTGAAGCAACTACTCGCCGAGGGGGTGTGACCGTGACCGAGCAAGAGAAACTAGACGAGGCGCTACGCACAATAAACTTGTGCCTGCGTGCGGTCGGGTTGGATACCCACCTCGGGCACCGAACCCCGCAGACGCTACGCCTCAGTGCCGAGGGTGCTGAGAAGATAGCGGAAATGTTGCGCCGAATCGCCGATAATACGCGGGCGAAAGTGCGTGCCGAGCGCGAGTGGAATCAGAAGTGGGGTGCGTGACCGTGCCGAAGTGGGATAACTACACGAGCGCGTGCGACATCTGCGGGTATCGCATGGAAGGGTACGCCGAACACGAGACAGTGTGCGGGGCTTGCCTTGACGAGATAGAGCAACAAGAAGCCGACAAGAAAGAGAAGGTGAGCAAGTGACGCACGACGAACTCTACGCACTAGCGACCCGTCACGGGCGAGACGCAGCCGAAAACTATTGGGTAACCGACCCCGCAGAACCCGAGCACGCTCGGGAATGGATACGCACCGCCGAGGCAGGCACACTACACGATTACGTTCTGCCTTCGCCGTTCGATGACTTCATGCCGAGCGACCTGAACACCGAAGGGTGGTCGTGGGGCGAGTTGGCAGACTACGAAGGCTATTGGCTCGGGGCTTACTTAGAGCGCACGACAGAACTTATGCGCGGGAAGTTGGCTGAGGTGTGTGACTGTGACGGGTTGGAAGATGACCTGAAAGAGGAAGGTTACACCTGCTACAAGTGCTACGAAGGAGACGCGGAATGAGCGCGACAGTGTTCACCGTGTGGGTCGGCGGTTGCGAAGTGAACGACCACTACCTCGGCGCGTTTGAGGCTGAGACGATAGCGGAATCGTGGCGCGATGACGGGTACGACGATGTTGTCGTGGAAGAACTAGCCGAGTGTCCCGCGTGCCTCTGGCATTATCCGCTTGGCGGGTGGGTTCGTGTCGCTTGGGAAGTGATGGGCGACCCGCGCACCTCTGTCGAAGTGTGTCCCGACTGCGGGCGACACGCCGAGGTGGTGACCGTATGAGGCACGCCGAATACGACTGCGACAGGTGCGGGGCTGAAACCCCCGACGGGCACGGGCACTACTACAAGGGCGAGAGGCTGTGCCCTGAGTGCTGTGAGGGGTTGCCGTTCTGGGAATACCTAGACGCTGACCTGACGGTAGGCGACGATGATTAGGTTCATGTTCTGGGCGGTCGTCGTGAACCTCGCTTGCTTCACCCCGATTCTGTTGACGTGTCTAGCGTTTTGGGATTCGCAGGGTCGCCGTCAGTCGTTCGGGCGTTGGCTGAAAGAGAGGTTGCTATGAGACCGCCGATAGTGGGGTATGCGCTCGGGCATACTTGGGTTGTGATGCTGACTGTCGGGTTTCTGTCTGGCTCGGTGGTGACGATGACGCTTGTCGGGTTGGCGGTGTATCCGTTTTTTCATCTTGGGGTGAAGGTGTGGCAGGTGTGGCGAACAGGTGTTCGTCGAACAGGTGTTCGGGGGTGGGGTCAATGACCACGCCGTTTCGTAGTGTGACAAGAGTCACACTTGACAAACTGCCGAAAGTGTGCTATGATGGTTTCGTCGGGCTGGTCGCCCGACACGAGAGAAAGGAGAGGGGGTGAACAAAGTGGACACCCTACAAGAAGATGAGCAGGTAACTCTGAACATCACCATGTCACGAGAAACAAAAGAAGAAGTGATGATGGCAGTGTTCAGGTACTACCAAGACATACTCCGAGCGATGGAAGAAGTGAAGCACAGCAATACGGAGTATGACAAGAAAGCAAGAGAAAAGAGAGAAAGAATCTGCCAAAACTTAGTGGCGGTACTAGGAGACTGGTACTCCCGCTGTGCGTTGCGTTACGAAATGTAACTGGCAGGGTGACTAGCAGGCTGGGGAGTGCGAGCCTCCCCCACCCGCAAGGTAGCGATACCGAATACCAAACAACCAACAGAGAAAGGACAACTAAATCATGGGCGCAGACCTGATGATTAGCGCAATAGAAATCAAACACAACGAGGAAACAGCACTCCGAAAGGTTGACGAGTTGGCGATTACCGAAGCCGACTTATCCAACCTCACGGACATCGGTGTCTGGCGTTACGAGGACGAGGAGTTCACTCCCGAACTTGTCGAACGGATAAAAGCGGACTTGCGGAAAGCCGTCAAGGTCGTCTACCACTCAGGCAGGCGAGATACCACTCGGTTCTATGTTGATTACGGCAAGACTAGCGAACGCAAGTTTGTCGTTACGGGTGGCATGTCGCACGGTGACGCACCAACCAACGCTTGGGATTCGTTCTGCCTAGTTGAGGCGTTTGCCTCAGTCATGGAATGATGATGCCTCGGCGTAGCGAGTGGGGGTGCGATGCTTGCGGGTGTCGCATCACTCTTCACGTCACGCCGTCTGAACCGCCTCGCCATAGGTGCGGTGGTTCTGCTCGGGCGGAGAAGTTCATACAACTAATACCAATAACCAAACAAACAGAGAAAGGGAACAAGTAATGACCACAGAAACAAGAAAGTTGGTGGCGGGATTCGTCATCTTCGACAAGACCACAGGCAGAGTGCTCGCCACACTGCCCCAAACCCTCTCCATCGGAGACACGGTGGACGGGTTCACCCGTGCGGGCTACGAAGTGGACTGGCACTGGAAGGAGATGGAAGCGTGAAGCCGATACCAGCAAACGCAACGGGGGCGTGGTGCACCATCAAGTACCACGACGAAGACAACACACTCTCGCCCGTGTTCTTCTCCTTCGGAGAATACGACGAGGACAAGGACATGGTGTACGACTCGCTCGGACACCGAGACGACCTCGTGTTCTTCTACACTTCGCCAGAAGAGTTGCCCGACCTTATGACCGACTGGGGTCAAGACTTCCAAGTGCTCTCGGTCGAGTACTACGAGGTGGCACGATGACACGCACGGCAACAGTCGAACAGTGGGAAGCGTTCTTCCGACCCGTACCCAACACCATCAGCGACGAACCATCATGGCAAGACCTCGACGGGGTAGGGATAATGTTCTCCACGTCTGGCGAGGAACACGAGTTCGTGTGCGACCACAACCTCAAACGCCAAGTCTGGACATGGGTCGACGGCGACGACGGAACCTACATCGTGAACGGCTACTCGTTCGTGAACCGTATCGGCTACTTCGTAACCGAGATACCGTACGACGACGGCGACAGTTGGGAAATCAAGGTCGATGACTTTGAGGTGGCGGTATGACGCACCCCGAACTCCCGTTCACACCGTACGACGGAACAGGCGGTCACGCAGGCTCAGAGGCAAGCCGACTCAGAGCAGAGACGGAAGCCGAAGACGGCACACTCGCAGACAGACAAGCCCTCATCTTGGACTACCTAGACAAGACAGGTGCTGGCGGTGCGACATGGGCAACCACAGGACAAGCACTCAGCCTTCATCACGGGCAAGTCTCAGGCGCGCTATCGAACCTTCACCAAGCAGGGGCGGTGTTCATGCTGAGGAAGCGAAGCAACCGAAGCCACCCGTACATACACGCCAAGTATCGTGCGTTCTACACCGACGCAGAGGTACACGACTCACCCAAGACGACGAAGGCTGGGCAGAGGCGGGTCAGGTTGGAAGAGTTGGTGGCAGCGTGCCGTGACGGGCTGACATCGGGGTTTGACGGGCAGCGTATCGCTGGCATCGTCAAGGCTCTCGATGAGTTGGCTTAGACGATTCCGACCCAAGCCCACCCCCAGACGCACCGTATGGCGAGCAGAACGAGCCGACGGGAAATGTTGGGCTGGGGAATACCTGTGGCAGGGTCGGACATTCACCCACGATGAACGGTTCATCTACCTGTGGGGCAGTGAGGCTGCGTGCCGTGCTGCGATTCAGTGGCGGGGATTTGCGAACGTGCGCCCCGTCGAGGTAGAGTTTGATAGTTCTGTGAAACGCCCAAAGAAAAAGCGGTACAACCACAACCGCTGGCGTTAGCAGTGGAGTCTCCCCGCCTCTCGTTCACCTTTCTCCGAGGGGTGGGGAACTCTACTCGCTGTCTTCCCAACCTTGATTAGTTGCCCGCCACACGGCAGCAGGGTTCATCGCTTCGCAACTCTTCTTCTGTTCGACTGACTCATAGAGGCGCACGATGTGGATACACGGGTCGTTGCCTTCGTTCAGGTCTTCGTCTTCGCCCGCTGTCACAGCAAGACCGTCGTGCGTGTAGCACATGGGCGGTGAACACCACCCCGATTCGTAGCCGATGCGTGCCCAAGTATCGAAGTCCATCTGGTTGCTCATATAGTACGCGATTCCTTTCTCTGTTATCTGGTACATCTCTTCCCCGTTGTCGTCGATGCCGACGACTTCGAGTATCCCTTCCTGTTCGAGCGCGGTCAAAGCGTTCTTCAGTAGGCTGAAACTTACTGGGTCGAAGTCGTTCACGTGTCGACTCGTTCCCATTCGGCTTGTGAGAAGCCTTTGATTCTTCCGTCGAGTTCGATGTACACCCACGTTGGTGCGTCGGGGTCGCAGTTGCATCCCTGTATCTGGCGCGGGTTGTGTCTTACGACTTCACCGCATTTGAGGCAGCGGACTTTCGTTTGTTTGGTTTCTTCTGCCATCGTTCGTCACTCGCGGTCAGTTTGCCTGCACGGTACGGGTGGCACGGGCATGGGCATGTGTCGCAGATTTCTTTCGACCATTTCGCCAACGCCCGTTCCACCGTACCGCAATGCTCACACCCCAACGTGGTCTTTCTTTCCGATGTCGAACCAGTTCTCCCAGATTTCCCCAGGGTGTCTGCCTGTCTTCACCGCGTAGCGGTCGGCATCCCACTGGTTGATGGTCGAGTCTGGTTTAGCCCAACGGTGGATGGTGTCGCGTGAAACACCGAACAGTTCAGCGAGTTCCGACGAGGGTCGGTTGCCGAACTCTTCCAAAAGTTTCACGGTCGGATAGCAGTACTTCCCTTTGTGCATGGATTCAGAACGGCTCTTCGTCCTGTGTTTCCCTGCGGGTGATTGGCTTGTCGTCGCTGACCGACCAGAGTTGGGCGTCGTCGAACTTGGCGACACGCTTGGCGAGCCACACCGTTTTCTCTTCACCCTTCTTGTTGGTGACGGTTACTTGGTCGCCTTCTTGTCCGTCGTAGCGGACTTTGACGCCCCACGATTCGTCTTTCAGTCGGTACCATGTTGCTGATTCCATTATTCATCTCCTCTGTTGTGTATTAGGTTGTTCATTTTGTTTCCATACTCTGCCACGAGTTGTTCCAACATGGCAACTTTTCGTAGCAGTTCTCTTTTGTCCTCGCGTAGCGAGTCCAAATCTCGTTGTAGGTCGGTTATCCACGCTTCGTAGAAGATGGATTGGTTGTCGCTCATGGTGTCTCCCGTTTGGTTGGTCGTATGTTTCTGCGTTGGATGGGTGTGAGTCCGCCCCAGATTCCGTAGTTGATGCGGTTGTTCACGGCGAACATGAGGCATTGTTTCTTGACGGGGCAGGTGGCGCAGATTTGTTTGGCTTCAAGGTTGTGTTGGTTGTAGCCGACGTTGGGGAAGAAGGTGTCGTAGTCGGTGCCGAGGCAGGCTGCGTCTTCTTTCCATTCTTGGTAGGTGTCGATGAGACGCCATTCGGAGAGGAGTTCCATGTAGGTGTACTTAGAGCCGCCACGGTTGCCAGCCGTTGCCGTTGGTTTCTTGGGCGTAGTCATGGATGGCTTTCGCGGCGAGGAGGTTGAGGTGGGGGTCGAACAGTTGTTCGCATCCAACAGTAGATAGAACGCCGATGGTTTGCAAGTATCCCTTCGAATACCAACGTGTGGGTAGGCACCAACTCCTGTCATTTATCTGCGTCAACCCGACATCGGTGGAACCATCGGCGTTGAGTTCGGTGTTGTGCTGGGTGGGGTCGCAGCGGGATTCCCGCCACATCACGTAGTCGAGGGTGGGGAGGAGGTCGTCTGTCCAGCCTGCTTCCCGTGCCAGCCCCCACCACTGCGGGCAGCGGGCAGTAGCGGGGGGCTGGGGGAGACTGGTCGTAGAGGTGGTCTGAGACGCGTCAGGAAGCGTTATGAGCGCCGTTTGAGGGGTGGGGGTAGGTGTGGGAGGGGTCGGCTGGTCTACCCCCCAAAGCCCTACGAAAACGAGGGTGGCGGTAACGCCCGCAAACAAGCGGACAATCCAGTCCATCAGTTGCCCTCCACCCTAGCCGACAGCAGCGCAGCCAGTTCACTGAACTCGGTCAAGGTCATAAGACAGATACCCTCGCTCGTACCGTCAGGCATGGCGACCATCACGAACGGGCGAATGTCGCCCAACGCCTTCGCCGCATCAGACTGGGCCTTAGCGGAGTTGAAACGGGTAGCAATCGGACCGACCTGTAAGCCTGCTTTGATTTCGGTACGAAAAGCACCAGCCCAGTTCTCTTCGTGACGTGTAAGGTGACCGCCCAACCCCAACTTCTTACGGGCACGACGCGCCTTCGCATCCCCTTTAGTCCGATTTCGGCGACCGCGAGCGGCAGGGTCGGAACACCCTCTAACTCTTCGTACGCCACGTCGGTCGGGTCTTCCCAGAGTGCCAAACAGCGGGCAGTTGTCCAAGGAACATTTGTCCTTGTTGCCTTGACATTCCCCTTTGCGTTCATCGGTCATTGCCTTTGTCTTTCTCTGCGAGTGCTGTTTGCAGTCTGGCAATCTCGGCATACAGCAAACCCATTTCGTTGTATGCGTCGTTCAGTAACGTGTTGAGTTCTCCGCGTTCAGTTCGACTGGCGAACAGCCCGAGTCGTGCGCGAACGCCGCCGAGTGTCGGAAGACTTACAAGAAAATCTGCGGTTGTGGTCACTTCATTCCCTCGATAATCAGGATGGCTTTGTTCGCCTCACCCTTGGTCAACTGTTCCAACCTGTTGAGGTGCGGCTTGTTCAACAAGTCCTTCACCTTTTCAATCTTGTCGGTGTACGAGCCGACGCCTTTGGCTGAGAGCATGGCGCGAATCTTTCCGATTTGTGCCTTCGTCGCCTCGGCGTCTGGGTCTTTGATTTGTGGGGTGTCGGCAATCTGTTCCGCGGATGGGAACGCTTCACGGATTTGTTCAATCAACGTCTCGGCGTCGGCGACATCCTTCGCGGTGGGTGCCTGCTTCAGTTGGTTGAACTTGTCACGCAACTTCGGCATGTCCGCATCGCTGAGCGTGGCAAGGTTGACGCCCGCCTCGGTTGCGACCTGCTCGGGGTCGAGCGCGTTCTTCGCGCACGCCTCACGGAACTTCGTCAACATGTCCACAGCGGGCGCAGGCTTCGGTGTGTCCTGTCTTGCGACCTTCTGCATCTCCTCACGTGACGGGCGTGGCGCCGTCTTGGATTGGAACACGTAGTTCGCCAAAGCCCTGCCGATTGCGGAGGTCTCGGCGTTTTCTACGTGGGATGTTTTGTTGACGGGTGACAGGTCGCGTACCTCTTCGGCGTACCCCGTTGCGACGGGGCGCGGGTCGGAGATGTCCTTGTAGATTTCTGCACGGAACACGACTTTGTTGTCGTCGTAGTGGTGGATGGCGGTGAAGACTTGCCCGTTCGGGAACTGTGCCCAGAACTTTGCGAGCCGTGTCTCCACTGTCTCGTAGTTGTCAAGGTTGAATCGCATGGCTTATTTTTCCTTTCCGACCACACGGAACGTGCGGTACGTTGATTGTTTCTTGTACTTCGCAGCAAGAGCAGGATGCTCCGCTTCGAACTTCTTGGCGTCGAACGATGTGCGTGTCGCCGTCTTCCATGTGACGAGCAACTGGTCTTGCATCAGACCGTACTCGGAGTCGCCGAGCATCTCGCACAGTTGTGCCTTCGCCAAATCCTCGGACTGTTCAGCCTGAGCCTTCTGTTCTTTGGCGAGTAGGTAGCGTTCGATGAGCGCGAGCGCGTCCTGCGGGAGGTCGACTGCTGCGTCTGCGCCGCCTTTGCCTTCGGGGAATCTTTCCTGAATGTGACGGTATTCGACGACGGCGTTGTCTGGCATTATGCCCATGTCGATAGCCGCGAGGAACGTGCGGCACCTGTCGATGTGGGTTTGTTTCTCGTCGCTTGACACGCCCTGCACATGGAAGTGAAGGTCGAGGGTCGAGTCGAAGACGACCCACGTAATCTCCGAGACGCCCGTGCAGATGGCTTGCTGTACGCCCTGCCAATACCAGTAGTCGGGGAGTTTGCCGCGCCAAATCTTGTTCGTCGTTTTCTGTTCGAACACCCTGCCGTCTTCGGACATGGAGTCGATGGTGGCGATGAGCCGTACTCCTGGTTCGTCGTATGCGAACAGGACATCTGGCTCGGTCAGGGGGTGACCGAGCAGGGTGCCTGCCCATTCGCGGATGGGTGCTTCGAGTGTGGTGCCGCGAAGCATCGCCGAGTTCGGCGCCTTCGGTTGCGGCGGGTTCTCCGCGAGGAGTTCGGTGGCGAGGTCGGCTGGTGTGACGAACGCGTGCTGTCCGTGCACCGCGGCGCACGCCGACGCTGCGATACGGGCTTCACCGTTCTCGTTCCTCCAGCGGATGTTCAACCATTCCTGCGAACCGTGCGCAGGTTTAGCGATTCGGGTAATCATTACCGTGCCTTTCTCTTAGTTGTGATGTTCTGTACTTCACCGTACAGGAGGGGAGTCACATTGTCAAGTTTCTCATTTCGACAAGGTACTTATAGCCTTTTTTGAGGTTGCAGGCGGCGCAGGCAGGGGCAAGATTGCCTATTGAATGTCGGCCACCCCTGGAAAGGGGAATGATGTGGTCTATGTGCTCAAATCGGCCACCGCACATGTAGCAGGGGCTGTTGCGTATTCGCCTAAGTTCTTTTGCTGTTACTTTGAAAACGCCAGCCTGAAGTTTTTTGGCTCTTCGTCTCTGTACGTATTGTACTTGGTCTCTAATCCTTTGCTCGCGTTGACTTTTGTATCTGTCCCGTTGATAGGAAACATTGCGCTCACGATTGTTCCAATAGCGCGCTCGCGCTTCCGCTCGGAGACGTGGAAGATGGCTGTTTCGAAATCGCCGTTGAGCCGCAATTCTGGCCGCCCGATTTTTTTGATACTTTGCTTTATCGTGTTTTTTGTGACAAGGCCTACACATCCTGGCCAGCGCGTCATGGCGTGATTTGTCTGAACGGAACTCCGTCTTGGGTTTAGTGGTGTGGCACTTGGGGCAGTACTTCATTACAATTCGGGGGTGCCGAGCACTACGACCTTGTTGACCATGCCGAGGGGGATGTGGGTGACCATGCCGATAGTGTCCATTTCGGGGAGTTCGTCGGGCATGTAAGAGCCAGTGATGGAAACGTAGCCTTCAAGGATGTCGGGCCATAGCCAGCCGACCGATACCACTTCGCAGGGTTTCGGTTTGTAGTCCTTCATGTCTATCCAGCCGTTGCTGGAGTCGAACGCGTCAGTCCAGTGGATAGCCACCAGCGACCACGGGCAGGCTTTCGGGGTCATGCGTCGTACCTCTGGTCATACAGTAAAGCGCAGACGTCGGCGGGTTTCAACAGGTAGCCCCACGCGGGGTTGTCCGAACGGCGGGCGAAGTCGCGGGTTTCCAACGTGTCCTTGTTCGCGTCGATGAAACGTTTCAGGCGGTCGACGGCGACGATGATGAAGCCGCCATCCATCGAGAAGATGTACACCCACCACTGTGCCTTGGTGACTTGTAGCCCTGAGCGTACCCATTTGCCTGAGCGTCGCGGGTTTTGGCGCATCTCGATTGCCATGTTCCCGTTGCGGTAGCGGTCTGCTTTCACTTCGAACGAACCTTCGACGAGGTTTTCCAGCATGTTGCGGATTCGTTTCTCGCCCATCTGCCCGTACTTCAAATCCTCCGCGAAGTTGAAGGTGTTGGACTTGATGTCCCAGGCGCTGTTCTTCACTCGGCGTACGTCTCGCCAGTCTTGAACATGCGGGCGAGTTCTGCTGTCGTACGACTTGATGCTTCGCGTACCATCTGGAGGCAGCCGACGTATCCTGCGAGGTCGATGATGTTGTCGGGGATGTCGAGATGGTTGTCAAGTTCGTTCATCAGCCGCGACAGTTTGACGCACACCATGAACAGGATGCCGTCTTCGGCGGTCATCACATCGTCGCCTTTGAGTGCGTTGTAGATGGAGACTGTGCGCGAATAGTCTTCGAGCGGATGCGAGTAGGCGTTCTGCCTGTCGCGTGTAATCAGTTCATGCGCTCGGAGAAGAATCTCCGCGCCTGCGGTCGGGTCGTGCATGTTTCCCCTTTGCGAGTTGTTCGACTTTGGCTATCAGATTCCACAAGTCGTCTTGCTCGGTCACCCCTGGGTAGACCTTACGAAGAAACCTGCTTAGTGCTTTCAACTCCATTTTGGTGAACTGTTCGCCCATTGTCAAGCATCCCCTCCGAGGCATGAGAATCTAGATGACGGGTGAGCCGTTCGTCAACTCGGTCCACCTTCGTTTCGATACGGTTCTGGGACTTGTACAGCATCGTGAGGACCCCGCGGACGTAGGCGTGGTCGTCGTGGTTTTCTCTCTTGAACTGCTGGAGGACTCCGACGATTACACCTCCGACTGCCGTGACTACGGCAGCCAAGACGAGCGCCCAGCCCCCATCCATTATGCCTCAGTCGGCTTGTTCGCGAGCCACTCTTTGACGCGGGTGGGCACGTTGTCGCCCGTGACGTAACGCAGATGCCACGGCTCGGACTGGACTTCCCATGAGAAGCCGAATGACTGTGCGTGTTTGAGCAGCCACTCCAAGCGTTTGCCTGAGGCGTGGGCGATGTCGATGGCGATGCCGAGGTTGTGGTTGCTGGTGCCTGGAACCGCCATTGGCGCTAACCCTTTTTTGAGGTACCAGACTTTCCCTTTGTAGATGCGCGGCGTTTGCTTGAGGAGTTTCTTGCCTGGTTTGTCCGTGTGCCTTTGGTAGAAGCCGTACTCTTGGGTTTCGAGCGAACGGTACGTGTCGGCTTGGCTGGTTGGGGAGAGGTCGATTCCTTCGGCGTTGGCTGCTGCGTCCATTGCTTCGTATGCGTCAGCCGCACAATGATGGAGTTTGCCTTTGCCTTCAATGCCGCGAAGAAGTTCGGGAGCGAGTTCACCAGGTTTTACCCCTTTCAGGTGGGTGCATAGGGTGACTTTGACGACGGGGTATTTGTCGGGCATTACTTCTTCCCGAACGCTTCTTGGATTTCTTCCTTTGTCAACTCGCCGTCAGTGGATGCGGCGGCAAGTTTCTGGATGACCTGTACCACCGCCATGAATCCTGCGAGGAGAGCGGACTTGGCGACCGACACGCCGATGACCGCGCCACCTGTGACGGCGGGTAGGGCGTTGGCGAGGAACAGGGAGAACAGGCGTTGTCCGAGGTCGAGGAACTTGGCTACGGTTGCGTTTGCTTTCAACATGACTTCATTCATCCTTGCCCCCTGTGAACGTTAGGACCGAGTGTAGCACCAGTGCTACGCCGCTTATCCATAGGGCTTGTTTGAGGGTGGGGCCTGAGAGGGTGATGAGGACCAAGCCGATGCCTGCGACGGTCCACGAGTTTTCTTTCACGTAGTCGAGGAGGCGTTTCATTTGCGTCTGATACTAGTCGTTGCGGCGGCTACGACTGTTACGACGATGATGGTGTTGACGACTTGGCGTTGTTCGTCGGTGATTTTTGAGCCTTGTCGTATGCCTCCGCCGTTGCAGAGTTCTACTGCCCCTATTTCTAGTAGTTCCTCCGTGCTGCGGGGGTCTTCCCAGCGTTCGCCTGTGGTGTGGCAGTGGACTGGGGTGAGGGGTAGGATGATTGCGAGGAGGGTGAGCACACTACGATGTTAGGTGTGCGTGATTTGTTTCTAGTTTTTTTGGTTGGGGTGGGGTTGGTGTTGTTTGTGCCGATTGCGTTGTTGTTGTGGGTGTTGTCGTTGTGGGGTGACGACGAGACGCCGTTGGATTAGTTATTCCGTCGGTTCGACGGCTGGTGTGACGAACTCGTCTAGTTCTGCGTCGTAGCGGTCACCGATACCAGCGTACTTGGCACGGAAACTTCCCGAATAACTTGTTTGTTTCCATTCGCCTGCGAGTTTGAGTGTGTTGGCGATAAACGCTTGACCTGCGGCTTCTGACGCAGGGAAGTCGCCGCCGCCACAGTCGTCGTTGGCGATGACAATTACCTGTTGAACGGTGTTGCCTTCTATGCGTGCGAAGTGAGCCATTGTCAGACCTTGAACCTTACATAGACGATGCCTGAGCCGCCGTTCGGTGTGCCGCCCATACCGAACGCACCGCCACCACCGCCACCGCCTGAGTTTGCCGTGCCAGCAACAGCATTAGAAACGCTCTTGCGTGCGCCATTACCGCCGCCACCTGTGCCGCCTGCCGCCGCCGTATTACCGCCACCACCACCACCACCGCCTTTGTAGGTCGTGCCAGCAGTTTCACCTAGAAACGCCGAAATGTCTTGCCCTGCGCCACCTGCGCCACCCGTAGTACTGCTGGCATTGCCGCCTGTTGCGCCAGCACCGCCGCCACCACCGCCGCCGTTGTCAATACCTGTAACACCTTGACCGCCAGCGTTGCCGATGTTTGTAGTACCAGCAGATGATACGGCAGTCGTTGAACCGCCGCCACTACCGCCTTGACCACCAGCACCGTCATAGCCGCCGTAACCGCCACCGACACCGCACATTTCTTGCACAACAGATGTGTTGCCATTATTGCGATACAGCGCACCACCAGCACCAACGATTACTTGTGCGTTGGCCGTCAAATAAAGAGTGCCTTCGCAAACACCGCCACCACCGCCGCCGCCTTGACCTTTATCAAAAGAACCGCCGTTATCTGAACCTGACCCACCGCCGCCAACGACCAGCACATCAAACAGTCCAGCCTTCGTCACCGTCAAAGTAGAACTAGATGTGAAGGTGAGAAGCGTGTAGTTCACACCACCCACCGTAATAGACGACGACGAGCCACCCGTCGCCACACCGTACTCCATGATGTTCACCGTGTCAGTCGTCTGCGACGACACATAACCCAAATACGAACGACTCATCCCGCTACCTCAACAGTCGGTGAAACGAACACATCATTCTCGACATCGTAGGTGTCGCCAATACCAGCGAACTTCCCACGAAAGTTGCTGTTGTACGACGTTTGCACCCACTCACCAGCAATACCACAAGCAGCGATAAACGCTTTGCCTGCGGCCTCGGTTGGTGCGTCGGCGTTGCCGACGACGATGACTTCACGCACGATACCGTTCTCGACCTTTGCGAAGTGTGCCATGTTACGCCAATGTCAAACTTCCCGTGGAATCCCACGCATAGTAGGTGTACGAACCGTCTGTGCCTGTGGTCGGTGAACCTGTTGATGTGATGGTGAAGTTGGCGCCATCGGCGGTGAGCCAACGCACTACGACACGACCTGAACCACCGTTGCCACCGTTCTGTGACGTGGCACCACCGCCACCTCCGCCACCACGGTTTGCAGTACCAGCACCACCTGGTGAACCACCCGCGCCAGCATTGGTACCCGCCGTACCACTAGCGCCCGCACCGCCACCACCCGAATAACTAATGCTCGTGCCCGTGTATGAGTTCGTTGATGCTGCGCCGCCTGTAGTGCCCGAACCTGCGCCACCAGCACCGCCGCCGCCGCCAGCCGTGCCTTCACCCGCGCCTGCTGCACCATTGTTGCCTTCGCCACTGATGCCCGTGCCGCCAGCCTGGTCACGGCAACCACCGCCGCCAGAACCACCGATTTGCCCAGAGTTGCCCACATTCTCCGTGGTTGAACCTGCGCCACCACCACCGTTCGCGGAGTTGATAAACGCGGACGCCGTACCATTTCGCCCAGAAACAAGAGTGCTAGTACTTCCCGCGCCTGCCGCGCCAACCTTCACCGTGTAAGTCGTCTTACCGATAATCCCTGAACCCGTGACGAAACCGCCGCCACCGCCGCCTGCACCTGGGAGGCTCGTGTTGCCGCGACTGCCACCACCGCCGCCGCCGACAAGCAAAAAATCGACAGCAAGAGTCTGCGAAGCAAACACAGCCTGAGACGACTGCGACGACACATACCCAAGTTGACGGCGAGCCGTAGCCATCAGTTACGCCGCAATCGCGTTGACAAACCCAGTCAACAAAATAACGTCAGCCGTCGCAGCAAACGCCTTCACAACCATCCCATTCTGCAAAACCAAACCAGGAATCACCGTCACCAAACCAGCCTCAGGCAACACCGTCAACTCAATGTTCCCATCAGCCGCAGTAGCAGTACCCCACTCAATCGTCAACTTCACACTCGAAGCCGACGTATTGTTCGCATACAACCAAATCTCATCAAACGTACCCACCGTCGTACCAGCAACAGCAGTATGCACCGTCACCGTCGCAGACGTAGACGTACCCGTCACCTTGATTGCTTTACCATCCGTTGAACCAGACAGTTTCTTTTTCGTGAATGTAGCCATGTTCTCCTATCCTAACTGAAGACTTGTATTTGGAGAATGTCAACCGAAGCAGGAATCGCAGCCCACTTCAACCCCGTCGTCTCAGCCGAATCAGCCGTCAACACATAATCGTTCGTACCGACCCCAAGACGGGCAACATCCGTACCATTGAACGAAACAAGGTCACCCTTCGTAGTCCAACGAGAAGCCAAAAAGTTCGCCTCATCAGCATCATCCGCACTGAACACGGGGTAGATGGTCGCACCCGAAGCATGGCTCTGGGCGGTCGTGTCATCCTGCGCACGGGTAAGGGTCAGGGTGGAACCCGAGATGGTTGCCGTGCACTTCTCCTCAGCAGCAGTCCCAGGACTGATGACCACATAGAACGGCACACCAGCAGACGAAGGCCAACCCGTCGTCGCCGCAATCGTAATCGACGTGTCACCAGACGCAAGCGCGTTGGTAATGGTCGTCTGCGCGGCTGCGCCCTTGTACTGTCTGCGAGTTACTGCTGCCATTGGTTCCTCATCATAGCACTAGCGGATGGACCGCATGACCACAATAGCCGTACCCTCCCAATCCCAGTTCGCCTGAGCCGAGGACCGATTCAAAGCCTGCCATTGAACGTTCTCAATGACCACGGGGAACGTCTCCTCGTTCTCCTGATAGACGATGACCTTCGGGGTGTCCACCAGGTCGCGCAGTAGCCGCATCTCGTTGTTCACGTCCTGCCAATACTCCCTGCCGCCAATCTGAAGTTTGTGGTGCATGAGTAGGGGTACGGTGAAAATCTGGCTGCGTAGCGAAGCGACGAACGCCCTCGCCATCCAGCGGGTCAGAATCGGACCCAAAGCCGAGTTCGTCGAGTTCCTCTCCAACGTCACCTTTATCTCGGCCTCAAACGCTTTGTCCTCCAGCCCTTCGACCGTTGCTTCTTTCTGGTCGGAGGCGGTCCAGGCGGTGAACTCGTGGAAATCTGCGCCATCGTTCGAGATGGCTAGGGTCACCGAACCGTCGAGAGGTAGGGCACGCAGGTCGAGTTTGGCGACAATCTTCGGGTCTGGTACACCCCAACGGTAGATACCTGACCGCAGGTAGCCAGAGGCGACGAGGTTGGTGGCGTGTGGCGTATAGACGCCATGCCCAGACACGGTGAACATCGGCGCGTCGTTGAACTCGTGGACATCCAACACCGTACCCTGGGCGGTAGCCATCAGGTCGGAGGCGTACGCAGGCTGGTTCGGGGAGATGAACACGCTGATGTCCATGCGTCCGATGCCAGTCGAGGTGGAATCGAAGTTGGTCCACGAGAAGTAGATGTATTTGCCGATGCCAGCGAACGCGCCAACCGCACCACCAATGGTGACGAGCGGACCGATGACGAGGTTCCCTGCGTCATCAGCCGAGCAGAACCTGAATCCTGTGTTCGTGCCGATGATGATGTAGCCGAGATACCCGTAGATTGCTTGGACTATTTCTCCTTGCGGGAGTTCACCAGCCACCGTCGGAATGTCAAGGGCTGTGCCATCTGCCTTGATTTGTGTCTTGTAGATAAGCGAGAAGTTCCCCGAATGACCCGCACAGTAGATGTGGGATTGTCCGCCAGCGAACCCGACCCACGTGAAGTTCGTGTTCGGATGCGTGTAGAGAGGCGACGGGTTGTTTGCGCTAGAAGTTGGTGTGGTGGTGATGTTCCAAATCTTGTGCTTGTCCGAACCCTGACCAGCAACCATCAGACGGCCCCTGACGTACGCAAGTTTCCCCGCCTCAATACCAGTGATGTACGCCGACGAAGTGGAGATGCCTGCGGTCGTCTGGTCGATGTCACCATTCGCATACGAATAAAACACGTTGTAACCATCCGACGTAATCGAATACAGATTCGACGCCGCCGTACCAGTCACCGTAGTAACCGTCACAAAATCCGTCGTGTACTTCACCGCCTGCCCATCGGTCCCATACAGGCGGCTGCCAGCAGTCGTCGCATACAGATTCGTACCCGAAGTCGAATACACGTTCGTCGTATCCTTCAACAACGACAAGCGGCCCTTAGTCCACGGGTCAACACCCTTGCTCGAATAGAACCTGTACGCCTCAGCGTCAGCCGTATCCGAATACTGCTGCCCAGCCCCATAGTGCCACGACGACTGCGAACGACGCCACAACCCCTGCGGGTTCAACGCCGACTCGCCAGGCTCAGTTGACTGGTCCACCGAATCGCGGACACGGGCGTCGTACTGTCGCGTGAAAGAGTTCGCCGCAGTGTCAATCATGTACGGTCGCCCGTTGATGGCGACAGGGAAAACATCGGGTACGAGTTGCGTCGCACCAGTGCCCGTGTAGAACGCGGTCGCTGGTTTGAACGCGTCCTTGAAACGCGTAAGCGTAGCCATCGGCTACTTCCTAAACTTGATTGGGTACTGCGCCTTCAATCGTGCGGCTTCGGCAATGATGCGCTCGCGACGCAAACGGGCAAGATTCTGCATCGAATCACGCACCGCCCCAGGTGGGACCTCGTTCGCCCGACGGGTATCCGACTGTGATTCCGTGAAGTTCCGTTTGATTTCACGCCCGTTCATCATCCGCAGAATCACGCCAGTTTCCACGATGTCATCGCAAGTGGTTGGCAGGAAACAGTTCGTGGTCAGGTCCGAGGATTCTGAGGTGGCGCGAGTGAACGGGGCCTTGTAGCGGACGCGGACCGTACCAGCCATCACAGGCTCATCGAACACGAGCGTGTTACCCGACGCGAAATCGGTGGTCGGCAAACCAGTTTGCAGGCGCACATAGCCGAGCACAGGATGGTCGTCTGCCAGATAGCGCAGACGCGCATCAAGGAGTTCGATAATCGTTCCAGATGAGGTGATGTCGATTTGTCGGTCCGAACCGTTGTACGTCAAATCGGTGGTGACGACACGGAACAACCCGTTCATCGTTGAGGAGAGGTCGTCTAGTTCGGCGTTGACCGCATCGAACATTTGCGCCCGCGGGAAACGCGGAGAGAGCGTAGCAAGTACGTTGGCTGAGTGAGCCGCAGCGGTAGTTCCGTTGAACCCTCGCTCCACCGTGAGCGTCTTGGTCGCAGTGTTGGCTTCCCAAACGTAAAAGAGTTCTGACTCAATCTCGAATACAGAACCAGCACGAAAGCCGCCAAGGTCATAAGACAGAACAACACTCGTCGTGCTGCTATCGAGGCTTGACGCCAACTTGTTGCGTTCTTCAACGACCCCTGCCAACATCTGACGCGAAGCCCTGTTCAGGACCGTCGCAACCGTCGTCATCTAGTAGGTGTAACTCCCGTATCCTGGGAACGAACCTGCTTGTGCTTTCGCGGATGTCTTGCGGGTGCGCTTACCCTTCTTGGTTTTGGGGGTGGCTGCACGCATCTTCGATGACTTGTTGCCGCGCATCGGCGCGTTGACATCACCCTTCTTCATCTTCGGCAGAGGCATTACTTCTTCTTCCCTTTGCGCTTGACGCGACCGTACTCCATCATCTGTTCCTTCTTGGACTCAGACTTCTCGTGACGCATCTTGGCTTTCTTGGTCTTGTACTTGCTCATAGTGGGCACCTCTGCTGAAAGACTACCACTTCACGCGGTCAGCCCAATACGCTGCCGACATCTTGCCCTTGGCAATGTTCTTCGCGTGACGAGCCTTGAAAGCCCTGTTGCGGGCAGTGCCCTCGGGGGAACCCTTGACGCCCTTCTGCCCGAAGCGAATCAACTTCACCTGGTCGCCCGATTTGGCGAGCACGGCATGGGATTTCTTCGGGTGGCTCGGGGTGGCTTTTGGCTTGTTGTAGCCAGCGAATCGTTCACCGCGATAGTTGATGCTCATTGGCGTTTCGCCCAAGCGTTGTCCACGAGGTTCGGGTACGGGCGCCCAGCGTCAGCGGCACGCCGCTTGGCGGCAGCCTTCTGCTTGGGGCCGAGAGGCTTCGACTTTTTGTTCGGGTTCTTTTTGTCCCAGAACGCCTTCTTACTTCTTTTTTGCACGGCGGGCCTCCGACATTCCGATGGCGATTGCCTGCTTGCGCGACTTGACCTTCTTGCCTGAAGAAGACTTCAGGGTGCCGCGCTTGTACTCTCCCATAACTTTCTTCATTTTGTCTTTCTTCATGTGACCTCCATAGTGTACGAATCAACGTATCCTGCTGCACGCACCACGTCAAGCACCCCTTCCGACACACGCATCGGAACACCCTTCGTGAACCTGTAGGTTTTGTCTGCGATGTCGCATTGAAGGTTGCGGTCAAGGGTGACCCGATACCAGACGGTCGCATGTTTGAACACGGGGTCGGCAATCAACGACCCTACGGGAAGGGTGTCTGTGAGTTTTCGGGCTGCCGAAGCCCACGACCAGTCAGCCAGTTTCGGTACCGTAGCCTTAGCCCAACCAAGGTGTTTGTCGTGGTTTGTGTACATTTCGCGCATCGCCTCGGCTAGTTCCCGCGGGTCGGATTCATCCCACATCCCGCCGTAATGCGATTCGGCTGGCTTGTGGGAGATGACGATGGGGGCGAGATGCGCAAAGTCGCCTTGCCCTGATGCCGCGTTCATAATCGTCGGCACCCCGCACGCCATCGCCTGCAACGGCATCAAGCCGAAACCTTCGCCCCTGGTTGCCGCTATCCAGCAGTCTGCGCTACGGAAAAAGTCGAGGGTTTGGTCGTCGGTGAACCAGCCGCGGTGCAAAAACACGTTATCTGGCAGGTCCAGTTCGGGTACCCCGAACGCTTCAGGGTTCGGTTTCAGGTGCAACTCGGCGTCGAGGTCAGCCATGATGAACGCCTTCAACACGATGTCCAAACCTTTGCGCAGCCACTGTGACCCGCCAGCATGAAACCTGAATCTGTGGTTCGCGGCCCTTTTCTTCGGTTTCCACCGTTCCACATCCACCCCCAACGGAACAAGTTTCACGTCTCGATGATGCTTCGAGAACAGTTCAAGGTTGTGGGTGCAGGGAACGATTACCTGGTCGTATGCGGGTAGCCAGTCAATGAAACGCTCGGGCAGGGTGTCTGACTCCCACATCGTAAAACACGTCTTGTGTTGACCTGCGTAAAAGTGTTTGATTTGGAACGGCTGCATCATAAACACCATCACGTCGGCGTGGTCGTGCAGGGTTACGTCGGTGGGTGCGTTGTCAACGAACCCTTTGAGCATTGACCCGTACCCGTATTTGGGGTCGGGGAAACCACGCCAAGACTGGTAGTTCAATCCGCGGTCTTCTCCAGTTTCGCTGACCCGTCAATCTTCATTGGCTGCCCACCCGTGCGACGTATCCGCTTGTAGGCATCCAAGTCTTTGTCCAACTGTTTCTCTTTGGCGTTCAACTGCTGCACGTTTTTGCGGGTCGGCATCGCAGAACCAGACATCCGCACATGGCTGATACGGCAAGCAAAACAGCCAGGTGTATCTAAATCAGGATGCGTCTCTGCGTGTTTCATTTTCCCCTACGAGATGTATGCGCCGTAACCTGCCGCAGTAAGACTAGCAACCTCATCAGCCGTCACCTGATTGTCGGTGCCACCCCAATACACCTTGGAGATGGTGGTGATGTCGTTTGGTTCGTTCTCCGTGTAGGTGCCGTTCGTCAACAGGAAGACGTTCCTGCCGCGAGGTTCGGCATCGAAATGTTTGAACAGCGAATACGCCAACCGAACCTCCTGAGAATCGAACTCCTTCGGTGGGATACCCAACACCATGAAGTCGTCGGTTGGCGGTCTAAAGGTGCTCATGAGACGTAACTACCGTAGCCTGCCGCAATCAAGTCATCCTTTTCTTCCTGTGTCACAAAGTTCTGGGAGCCGCCGTAGTAAATCTTGGCAATGAGCGTGTAGTCCCGCTGCTCTACCGTAGTGTAGGTTCCGTCGGTCAACTTGTAGACGTTGCTGCCAGCGTAGGTGGGTTGCGCGTAGCGGAACAGGCGACCCGCAATCGACATGTCGTCACGGTCGGCGGCGGCAATCTCGGTGGTTGCTGGTGGGCGGAACAGCAGCAGTTTGATGATGCTGTTGCTGCTCGTGCCCGTGCCAGATGCGGAGGCGCTGCGTTGGGCGACGCGAGCCGAAACAATCTCCCTGCCACCCGTACCCGATGCGGTAGCGGTACGGAAACGGGTAATGACTTTGACGACAACCGACGACCCTGCGCCCGTGCCCGTGGCGGTGCGCGGTGCGATGTGCAGTTGGCTGACGCTCGACGCACCTGCCCCCGATGCTGTGGCGGTGCGTGCACGGGTGACTTCGCCGTCGGCTGTCTGTGTGCCTGTGCCTGATGCTGTGGCGGTGCGGGGCACGATACGCAGCCCTGTCGCCGTCTGGGTGCCTGTGCCAGACCCTGAGCCTGTGTACGCACGAACCACGTTGCGCTGTGCGCTGGAAGCGCCCGTGCCCGAACCTGTTGCGGTACGGGGTGCGATGTGCAAACCAGTCGCACCACCCCCAGTGGTGCCTTGACCACTCGCAGTGGCGGACCGTGGAACGACACGCTCACCCTCAGCGGTCTGCGTACCCGTACCAGCGGCGAGTGCCGTGCGCTTCGCCACCAGCACAGTAGTGGTCGATGATGACCCTGACCCTGAACCTGTCGCAGTACGCAGCGATAGAACTAGACGTTGCGCAGTTGACGACCCTGTACCTGCTGCTGAAGCAGTGCGCTCAACGACGACTAGACCGCGATAGAAACCCTGCGTCGTCTTGTACGGTGACGCAAAATAGACGACCTTGCGGTACGCGTAGTTCGGTACTTCCTCGAACTCCCGAAAGCCAGGAGTGTCGGTGAATCCGAACGTGAAGTCGGTGACGCCAGTAGCCATGCGGCTACCTCACCTCAATCGAGGGTCAGCGTCAGCGAAGTGATTTGGAAAGTGTCGCCAGCGGTGACCGAAGCAGACGAAGACAACGCACCAGTCCACAGACAGTTGCCCGCAGTCGAGTTGTCCCACAGCGAGAAATGCGAATAGGTTTCCGTGGTAGAAACGTTCGTCCATTCAACTGTCGCAGATGACGCCATCGAACCGCTGGATGCGGCAGAGAACGTGACTTCTTCACGGGTTGTCTCTGTGGCTGCGTTGCTCGTGCCAGCCTCACCAGGGTCACCAGTGTGCAACTTCACGTAGACGTTGCTCACCGAAAACGATTGAGCGCGAAGGGTATCGAGCAGTTTGTTTTCTGCGTAGTTAGAAATCGACATCAGTTACCTCGCCTGAGATGATAGCAGAAAACAGAAGTGGGGGAGCGGGGCAGGGGAGGAAACCCCGCCCCCCACCGATTCTGTTGAACTAGTTATCTAGTTCAGTTTGCGCCGAGCGACGAAGCCGACTCGATGCGACGCAGCGAAGCCTCACGGAATCGTGCGTAGCCGCCGAGCCAGTACCAGCCGACAGGCTGGAAACGCTGGAGCACGTCAACCACTGGACCGCGGACAACGCGTGGGAACGCGCCGTTGCCATCCACGATTGAGTGTGCCTTGGCGAGGGCCTGACGACCCGCGATGTGCGTGCAGTACGCATCCACGGTGCCAGTCGAGCCTGAGCCGTTCGAGGCGTTCTCGAAAATCTTCGCACGCGGCGTCTCAATGAAACGCACGCCTTCGAAGGCTCCGACTTCGCCGTTGTAGATGTTCGCTGGGTCGCTGTACACGTGCGGGTCACGCCACGAAGCCACACCAGTCTCCTTGCGGAGGTCGTATGACACGTCGGGGTGAATGTAACCCATGTACATGCCGTTGAACGAAACGGCGTTGGCCTTGC